TAACTCCTATATCATTGTTATTCGGGAATAGCTTCCCATAGTTCATCATCGGACAAATTGTCCAAATTCTTGTTTTTCACGGGTGCGGAATTACCTAAAAGACCAGTCGCTGCTGCCCTCTTAGCTTGTCGCTTAGTACTCGTTTTAACTGGTTTAGCTTCTTCTTCAGGAGGTCTCCACGCATCTTCACCCACTTGGGTTGATAGGAATAATTGCATAACGGAGGCATGATCAATTGGGTCAGTTGACTCAGTCATCATCTTTGTCATGGCTGGACTACCAAGGACAAATGCTTGAAAATCAGCATCTTTGTCTATATCCCTGTAATCCTCTCCTACATTCTCATTCATGTAATTTTCATGATACTGTAGGAAGTTCTGATAGTTCTGTTCTCTGCTTTTTTCTTCTAAATTACTTAACCGCTGTTGAGCCTGTATGGTGGCCTCTTGTAGGGTAGTACCCTGTTTAGCCATCTCATGCTGAATCATCTTGCGAAACGTAGAAGATAGTTCAGAGAACTCCTCCATAGTCTGCTTGTCGCTGTCATCAAAGAAAGTTTCACTTGTAGGATCGACAGGGGGTGCTTCCGTTTCTGAAAGTCCTTGTTTAACCCTTGTAAGTGCTTGTTCCCTCTCGACATCTCTGAGCCTTAACTCATCAAAGTCTTGACGTAATCTAGCAGAATCTTCATTCCTTTTATGAAATTCTCGTTCTAAATCCTTATAGCGAGCTTCATAATCATGCTGTGGTTCTTCAGGCTCTTCCTCGTCTTCGGTCTCATCATCTTCTAATTCAGGCTCCTCAGTATCGTCTTCTTCATCCTCTACTTCAGGGGTACCTTCCTCAGTTGAATCTCCTTCAACTTCATCTTCCTGACTCCATAAATCTTCGTCTGAGGATTCTATATCTTCATCATCCTCAACGAGTACCTCTTCTTGTAACATAACTCCTCCAATGTCCCGATTAAACGGATTGGTTAAATATTGGCCCTTTCCTTACGGTGTAAAGGCTATTCTAATTATTTTCTGCAATATCAAGCATTTCTTGCCATGCCTGAATTTTACCGATAGATACATTATGCCTTGAAACTGACTCTTGGTCAACTAATTGTTTCAATTTAATTATATCATATGCGTCTTGTATCTTTTTTTCAATCATTTCTTTGTAAATTTGCCATCCCGGTGATTGGGATAGCATCCCTAGCATATCATTGCGGGGCATTTTCAGCAAACTCCCTTTGTCTAATATCTTGTGCAGATGGGCCTCCCTGTAACCTCTCTTGTGCTGGCCCTGCTTGTGTTGGGTCTTCTGGCATTCCTCCGGGGGCTGGTTGTTCTGGCCCTTCTTGAGGTATCCCTTGCTGTGCTTGAGCCATAGCCTGTCTTGCGGCTGTCTCTTCTTGGTTTACCATGTTTTCTTCTTCTTGCAACATTTGATCTGTTTGACCCTCAGACTCCTCACGTAATAGGACACTATAATTTTCTAAGTGTGCCGGATTTAATACGTTACCTTGTTTAGCTAATTCTAATCTTTCCTGCATTACCAGTTTACGTTGGTCTTCTCCTATGGACTGCTTCTCATCTAACATAGCCTTATTCTGTTCAATAGCTATACTTGACTGCATCTGACCTTGAATCTGCTGTTGCGCTAACTGAGCCTGTGCTTGCATTTGCTGTTGAGCAGCTTGTTGTGCCGCTTGAGCTTGAGATTGCATCTGTTGTTGTTGTGCATTTTGTTGTGCTTGCATTTCCTGTGTTACTTCTTCTTCTGTCTTTACAACCTTATCCGGCTCCATATTAAATGCACGAAGTAACGGTCTTGTAAATGCCTCCTGCTTAAGGTACTGCTTTATTTCTGGCATTTGACCAATTACCTGTAGGAAGTTTATAAGCTGTGTATTGTGTACTTCCTTAGCAACATACTGTTCATATCCTGTTGATATTGCTTCATAATCCCCCTTGATAGACATATCTGTAGAGTCAACCATTAACCACCTGTATATTGCACTTATATTCTTGGTGATCATTACAGATACTGATCGTACTACATCTGCTGTCTGTCTGTTTGCGTTGGAATTAAGGATAGACATACCTGTGGCTGTCTTGGTCTGTGCTGGTGACATGTCTCCATAACCTATACTGGTCTGACCTGAGTCTAGGTCTGCCTCACGTTCAAGTTGTTGAATTACTTGAAGAAGTCCATTTGTTACATCTGGGATTTGTACTGAAGAAAAGGAATCTCGGACTGAAGCTCCGGGTTTTACACGGAATTGTTTACCGGGGTATATCTGTTCTGTGTCTGTACCCGGCTCAAATGCATTAGGGTCTATGACTGTCAATGGAGCCGCTGATAAAGACTTACCCTCTATCATCATTGCATATGAAAAGTTTAATATTGCCTGTGCATCTCGTATTGCATAATAAATGCCATCGCCCCATATTGATTCTGGATTCTTCTGCCAGTTGCAAAAATGGAATGGTAAGGTGTCATCGAATGGATTTTCTGCAATCTTAACAACCTTATCGCCTATAACAGTTACTACAACAGGTAGAGCATCTGGAATATCCTCTGAGTCAATTGGTAAATGTGGCTCCAAGTCCTTACCGTCTAAACGGCCCCAAAACTCTAAAACCTCAAACTTCTTTAGTCTTGTGGCTGAGGTTTCATTATACTTTTTAGGATGTTCGCTGTCGTCCCATCCATGTGCAAGGCCAATCTCGTCTTCAAGGACTTGTTCAAGTGCACCCGGAATAAAGCCTTCTGCTGTTTTCGCAAGTTTTCTGAGTTGTATTTTACTAAGGAACGATCTTTGGATAACATAATCTGCATCTTCCGCATTGATTGCCTCTGGAGATGGAAATACATTCCAAATACTGACAAACTTACATGTGGGCATTAACTCTTGTTCAAGGAACGACTCAACTGCAACCATATCATCTGGAGTCGTAACCGTTGTGTAGACAGGAAAATTTTTATATTCAAGGGAAACACCCTTCGTGCATCCCGTCCCATACAGACACATTTCGTGTATAGCATGTTGAACTTCCTCATTATAATTCGTTCTTTCAAGAATATCACGAATCTTGAACTCCATCTGTTTAGAGCGTTCAAGGATTGCGTCTTCAAGTAGGTCTGGTCTGTCTGGTGGTGCTTGTATATCTGGAGGGTAGAACCTTGGTTTACGTGAGGGGGTAATACTAAATGGTACTTTCCCGTCCTCAAATAGTAACGTGTTAATCTTAATCTTCGCCGAATTAATTTTACGCCTAGTTTGATTGACAAATATACCCCTTTCGCTTGCCAACTCATGCGCCTTCGATATTTTTGAAGGAAACTTTCCTCTATAAGCATCATAAGCCTCTAACCAATGTTGTTCATGATCTCTTCGGTAGTCCCTTGCCTCCTCAAACTTTTCCTGTATTACCTTAGCAAAGTCATCTACATCTGCCTCTACAACCTTAACCTCAACAGCTACTTCTTGAGGCTCCTCCATTTCATATTCTGCCATTCTATTAACACTCCTTGTTACTATGCGGTGCAAAAGGTTCTACGCATTGCCAATAGGGGGTAACATGAAATTTATTCTTGTCTAAAGTGCCCCTATATGGCTTTTCGTTTACCCAGTATCCAAGATTGTCCATAACCCCACTTACACAAGCAGATAATAAAAATACTATAGCTAGTATCAGTAACCTACCTGTACTATTCATTCGTTTCTAAAGTTAAGTCTATAATATCACCATTTTCCATAGTAAGTATATACTTTTTCTTGTTTTCAATCTGTTCAGATAGCTTTTGTCTTATCTTATCCAATGATAGACATAGTGACTCAATCATTATACAACCTAGTTCTTCTCCATAATTATTACATGCCGCATCTACCATATCTTCTAGTAGTGGTTGTAACTCTTCAACAAATCCCTCCTCATTTGGTAAAATTCCCTTACCAAACTGTACCTCTATTACATTGCTCATAACTGAGATGGTTGGTAAAACTTTAATTCGGGCTTCCAATGCCTTCTATTTATGTGCTTTTCCCATTCTGGCGTTGCAGGGAACATCTTACACCCAAAACACGCAATAGCCAAGGCCATTACACAGTCATCATGTGAACCAGCCTGTGCTGCCATTCTTCCATTGGGATAATTTACAAAGGTTTGCAATTCATCCAAGACCTTTGGACTCCTGATTTTTATCTCATCTTCCCTGATTAATTCCTTGAGATAGTCAATAATCAGGGGTTTAGACTTTACTGTGGTATGGAATCCTAGTTTGCGAGCAGAACGACTTGACCTCTCGTCTAGTATCTTCTCTGAATATATATCTGGGTATAAGTGTACATCTGAAAGGAACTTTAAGGTTACCAGTCCGTGGTTATTCCTTTCAACAATCAATTTTGCATTATTGTACCATTTACCTAAACTTGCAAGCTGCCATGCGAATAAATCTGGATCAATCTTTACCCTTATAGTAGCTACCTCATCCATAGTTGCGGCATTTAAGACTACACCAACGCTCCAGTCTGTGTCCCTCCCTACATCTATACCCTCTGATATATCTCCACCTATCCTATATTCATTCCCTGCAATTGGTCTCTCCCATACCTGTAATTCTCCATCATCCATTGCTTCTATAATGTATTTTTCTCCTCCACCCCGTTCTTTCCACGCTTGGACGGGTATATGAAAACCTTCTGATGGCCTTTCTCTTTGTAGTTTCTGTGAATTTAAAACAAGACTACTGAGGGTGTCTATATTAAATACACTTCTTCCTGTGGTAACAAAAGATTCTCTGGCTGTAGTGGGAAACTCCTGATGAAATTTTCTAAGATCATTCTGACATTGAGTCTTTATGCATTGCCGCCTCCAGTTTAAGTTCTCTAGGGTTACCTTAAACTCCTTGACTTCCTCCCCTACATCATACTTACAATACATATCCAGTAATGCAGACTCTTCTTCCCCTCCGTACCTCTTGTCTTGACCTAGCTCATCCTTAAATAGTTCCTTCTCTTCCTCTGAATTAAACGGTTTAGTGTAGTGACTATATATATACCAAGGAAAGAAGACACTTTCCCACCCAGAATTGCCTTCTGCTGCATCCCAGTACATATCATGGAACACACCACCCACACCTTGTGCGGTAGATTCTATAACCGCTTCTGTTTCAAATCCTTGTACAACACAATTGAGCAGCCCAAGCAAATAATCCTCACCGCCTCCTGACCAAGATGCTACTTCACTACAATGTAAATAGTCTATCTTACTACCACGTACTTCACGACCCCCCACCGTTGAGAGGGAATAGGATGAGTTAAGACCGCCCTCCTCGCTGCCCCAATGTAAGTCTCTCCTACCGCTATATTTAAGTTGTGGTTTTATCTCTAATGGAAGGTTCTGTTCCATTGTGCGTGTCATAGCAAACATTACATCTGTAGCTGCCTTGCTATGGGTGGTGATCTGTACCACCTTATTATGGTTCATTGCGGCATGTCGGAAGTACCGCCCCTGTACATATGTGGATATGCCAAATCTACGTGCCTTTAAGACAATCATCCTGACATGGTTATGTTCAGCTAACTGTCTCTGCATCATAGAATGCATAATCTGCTGTACCTCATTGAGCTTAAACGGTATAAGCTCCCCTGTCCCAAAGTTCTGAATCTTTAAGCAATTTTCAAAGTAGAGAAGTGGGTTAGCTTGTAACTTCCGTATAAGCTGTATTATCTCATTTTCTTCCATTCATATCTTCGTCATGCTCGGCATCTTTTTTTTCACGGAACCAGTAGTCAATAATTTTTACCTGCACGGCTACGTACATACCAATCATTATGTTCACTAGGCTAGAATTGCTTTCACTAACCTCTTCTACAAAAAATAAGAGACCAATCAAAACGAGAAATGTTACTGCATTGGCAAGGGTTATGATAAACCGTGCCCAAAAATTTAGTAGCTTTCGGTTCTCATTTGCGCTTCCTCCACCACCAAATAAACTCTTGTCGTGGTCATTTAGTCTCATTGCAATTACATGGATTGCATTGACAATCTTCGCATTTACACATATTTACTCCTATAATCATTGATTGCAGCCTTAATTGCATCCTCTGCCAGTACCGAACAATGGATTTTAACGGGTGGCAGGGACAACTCTTCCACAATATCAGTATTTTTAATAGATTGAGCTTCATCCAAAGACTTGCCCTTAACCCACTCTGTTGCCAACGATGAAGAAGCAATTGCACTTCCGCAGCCAAAAGTTTTAAATTTTGCGTCCACGATTCTATCATTCTCCACCATGATTTGTAACTTCATTACATCGCCACATTCAGGTGCACCCACAAGCCCAGTACCAACAGACCTACTCCTATTATCCAAACTGCCAATATTGAGGGGATTTTCATAATGTTCCATTACTTTATCTGAATATGCCATCTTAGTCGTCCATAACGCTGTCTAAAGCCTTGTCTATTTTTTTAAAGACCTTCTTTTCCAAATGTGGAAGAAGGCGTATTCCACTATACCCTATAAGAAAGGCTATAGCCAGAGCAGTATATGGGCCAAATTCAAATTGTTCCATTAACATTGGAATAAAAAATTCGGCTGCTATCCATCCTACAACTGCTGCTACTACTAAGTTCTTAGCCTCCGTGGCATAACCTGTCCATTTATGAACTAATCCATTCGTTAAACCACCGCAGGTGCTTGCAAATACACAGCACCATTTGACTCCAAAAACCGTTAAAAGTGTTTCCATATATACTTGTCCTTATAAAATTGTTAGAAAGTGACAGCCCCAACCGAGGTACTAAGGGGGGCTAGGGCTGTCTAGGGCTGGAGACAAAGCCCTTCAATATTCTCTTTTAAAACACATAAATAGGCAAGTGTGTATAAATGCCTATAACTACTTTATGTATGATATAGGGGTGGGGATGCGTCCCACCCACCCCCATTCACGGATTCAGCCTCAGATCACTATCACGATCTCGTTTCAGAATCCTGAGAATTAGAAACCGGACCGAGCCTAATTGATTGTTATTGCTGGCTTTTCTGGAGTAATGTCAGTAATGGATGTGTCCTTAAGTAGCTGTTCAAATGTCACATTATGCTGATGCTTCACTTGTTTAGCCTCATTAAATAAGCCAACCTCCATACCTAATAGCTTGAGAATGTCTTTGCAAACTCCATGAGATTCTGCTGTAAGTGCCTGATTATACAGTCTAATTAGATCGGACAAGATACCTGACTTAGTTATGCCTTGAGCTATCTGAAAATCTTCTACTCTCTTCTCAATCTCCTTAATTACTGAGCATTTCTTAAGTAGTTTGTGACCAGCTTGACTAGCTGATGGTACAGCATAACCAGCCAGTTTAGCACTCTCTGTAGCATTACCATTTGATGCGTAAGCTATTGAAAACCTTAGTTCTTTTTGTGTTAGTTTGTCTCTCATTATGTTACCAATTAATTTTTAGTTTGACAATACTATTGGATTCATCCATACTATGATCTCATTCTCAATAATGAGGATGAATAATCAATCACAATCATACCATATAAGGAGACAACATGGTAGATGAATTGACGAGAGGCGATGTAGCAGTAGCTACTCAGGCATTCCTTGCCAATGGAGGTACAATCACAATCCTTCCAACAAAGACCAAAAGACAATCCAATCAGAAGTCATTCCCTACTCGCAGACCAGTTAGAGTCAGGTCTATGCATAGGCTTAACCCAGAGGAATTAATTTCTCGCATACTATAAGGAGACAACATGGCAGTTAGTGCAGAAAACAAAAAGAGATGGTCTTCCGATGAATGGAAAACACTAACATCAATCCAGAATACTTGGTTCCCAAACCAAGACATCATGACCATTACACATTTTCAGGATCATGACCAATTCATCGCTCATGTAGAGCGGTACAAACAATATGCAAAGGAGGATGCGATCAAGAACAACATGATCTAGTGTAGTATGGGTGCATCATTGGTATCAATGGTGCATCTCTAGGTATGCTAGGTATTCGATCTAGGTATCATGGCAATTAAGCCAGTAAAGGAGACAATATGTTGGTTCGTAAATCGGTAGTTAGTGCATTTGCTAATTACTACATTACTGTAAACGATGATCTTGAGGTTCACGTTTATGGTTTGAATGGTATCACTCCTGTATTCGATGCAGTTAGTATGGGCGATGCCAATGGTGCGGTAAAGTATTTTGAAGATCGCATTCTTAATGGGGAATTTGCGGAATTACTTTCCAATCCCTACCCTATGACAGCATCAGACTTGGAAGTATAATCTGGTGCAATTTGAGCAGGGATTTATTCCCTGCTATAACTTTAATCTGAACAGGAGACACAATGAAAGTAGTAGCAAGTGAAAAGATTAGCGATGATCTTGAATTAGTTGTCGTTAAGCCAGATACGTATCCATCAGAAAAAGATATGGAATACGAAGAAAAACTAGGAATAGAATTGTATGAAAACTTTCCATTCCTTGCAAAATACAAAGGACGCTATCTGCACCTTGATATTGAAGGATGCGATCTTGAAGATGATCTTGAATCAGCTACAGGAACCATGATGGCACAAGCCAAATTTCACAGAAATAATCCAAATTGGATTGTTGATAAAATTAACTGTTCCAGTAAACAATACAGGAGATAATATGAATGGAGAAGATGATTTTGCTAGGTATCATATGCAACAAAAAGCTAAACGAAAATCGAAAGGAGTTAGTATGAGAAGTTTTAATTGGCATGTAGATGCAGGACATGAATGGTTAGAGGTAGAATTAAACTACCTTATGATGAAAGGATTAGCTAACAAGATTAGTAGCTACTCATTTTACAGTAAGGAGAAAAATAGGGCATACCTTGAAGGCGATATGGATGCCAGTATTCTTTACAATTTCATGGGTGAAGATTGGATCAATGATGGTCATACAATTGATCATGGAATGCCCAATCACAATCCAATCAGAAACATGAATCGATTCCCAATCCAATAACAGGAGACAACATGAAAGATTTTACACAAACAACTAAGGATGAAGCCATTGCAATAGTTAATAAAGAAGTTATGCGGAAGGATGAACATATTGCATCTCTTGAAGCAATGGTAATCCAATGTAAAGAAATAATATTTACGTTACGAAAAGATAAAGGATACAGGAATTTTGGTGAATCAATCACTCAAAATTATCCTGAATGGTCAGAAATCTCTGAGGAGGATAGGAAAAAATATCATTTAGATGTTCCTATTGAGGAATTATCCTTGTTACCAGATGGTACTTCAGGATGTACTCCTGAAGGTCTGTTAAAGAAGACAATCGGTATGTCCAGAAAGGATTTACCTAAACAATTATATTAGGAGATTGTATGTGTAGACTACGATTATTTTACTATGAGAATGGTGAATGGGGATGGGCTGAATGGGTTATTCCATACGATGAAGATATTCAGGCACACATAAAGTTTTGGAAGCAAGGTGTGCGAATGGTAACTACAGAACACATTGATTTAGTGTAGTTGATAACTTGAAGTGTACTAGGCACTAATCCTGCAAGGTACACTTTGAGGTATTCGCTAATGGATGCCGTAACTAAACAGGAGATAATATGTATAAAACAGACAATCGGTACGTAGCAGATTACTGCCAAGCGAGTGCAGACAATCTGGCATTTTGCCATGCAGGAGTGCAAGCTACAATCCAACAGAATACAGAGAATCTCGATTCCATCATGACACAATACAAGTTAGAAGGTATCAACATTCCTGTATTTAATTGGGAAGCAAAAAAGAATGCAGTATTGTCATTCAATGACAGGAAACAGTATTACTATGACAGCATGATTAGCATATTGGCGAGTAAGAAAAAGAATATTCCTGATAGAATACTGCAATTATTTTTAGAGGTAGAAGGTCTAGGTCTGCCAAAGGCAAATTTTCTGGCTCAGTTAGCTACAGGAATGAAAGCATTTGCCTGTTTAGATTCCAATAATCTAATTTGGTATGGTCTTGATCCTAAGATCACAGACTACAATAAGAAATTAAAGTCTGAAGAAATTAAGACAAATAAACGTAAACAATACCTTGATGTTGTCCGTAAATTGGGAGGAGGAGAAAAACTATGGGATGCATGGTGCATTGGCGTAGCAGACAAGTCTAAGAAATTTAAGTCTGGCGTTGAGGTATCCTTCAAGCATAGACATTGGTTCACAACATGGCAGAATCAATACCCAACAATATAGTAGGTAATAATTTCCTAGTAGGCAAATACTGCTAGGCAAAATATTCCACTAGGCAAAAGGAGGTACATGGATTACAGACAAAAGAACATTAAACGCCAGCATGATGAGCATGGCATCATCATTGCATCATTACAAGTAGCAGATCGCAAATGTGTGGTGTGTGCGGAAAGATCGTTGCGAATACTTGGCGAAGGAGCCGACAATCGCACCAAGTATATCTGCTCAAACAAGTTTTGTAACTGCCAATTCAGTTTGGCATGAATCGTGAATCATTAATAAGCGAGGAGAAAAAATGGAAGAGACAATCACTTTAATAAAAGCTCAGATCATTAAGATCAAGGAGATGCAGATACTCCAGAATCAGACATTGGAGATACTGATAGACAAGGTCAGGAAGTTAGAAGGCGAAGAATCGCCTAACAACTA